AACAACCCCCTCGACTGTATCGTCGTTAATAATGCGGAATTCTCTTCCGTGGATTTTAAATCTTGTACCTGCGTATGCACGTGTCAAAACAAAATCACCCTCTTTACACCATGGACCTGTAGGGAATCTAGCCTCATCTTTATAAGCTAAGTCACCTACTTTTACTACAAATAAAACTACAGTCGAATGTTCTTCTATAGATCTGACTGATCCTGCTTTAACTAAACCACTTTCATATGTTTCCGCTGCTTCTGGAATTGCACATAAAATTCTATAGCCTTTTGGTTCTGGAAGCTGTAAGCCTCTTTCTTCAATCGGTATATCTTCTGCATCTACTTCATTTACTGTTGGAATAATAATCGGTCGACCATTTGCATCAACCAAGTTCTTATTCATCGTAAGGATTTGTTCACTCATCTTCAAACGTCTCCATTCTTTGTGCGAGGTCTTTAATCATACTTTCTGCTACGGATAAACCTCGAATATACCCGGTCATATTTTGGTACGAAGCAAAATCTTTTGCCGCTCCGTCTCCTAAATTACTTAAAACTGTTTTGCGCTGATCATCTATTCGAGACAATAATAGCTCTAGCGTTGAGTCCATGTGTTACTCCTTAGGTTGTTGATTCCTTTGTTTATTTTGTACAGCTTGTATACCAAGCTTAGCACCTTCCATAATCTGTTTAGCTTCTAGTTCTTTATTAGCCATTACAGTGTCAGCGCCTAAATTAGCGCCTGCAATACGTTCTTGTGACTCAATACGCATTTTATCCAACTCAAGTCTAGCTTGTTCAATAGAAATATCAGCTTGTGTTTTTTGTTGTTTAATTTGCAAGTCTTGAGCTTTAAGTTGTAACTCTTGTTGTTGCATTTGTAGTATAGGATCTTGTTGCTGTTGTTGAACTTGTTCTTGTTGAACTTCTGAAGCAGATTTAGCCGCGAGTTTCTTAGCCGCTTCCGCCATTACTTTAGACAATTCAAACTCTATATCTTCCGGTAATGTTTCATCAGGTTTAGGTAGTGGAACACCTAATTGTTCTTCTAATTGTCTTCTATATTCAAACGCTACGTGTTCATTAATATGTGCCATAGCTGCTGCTTGAATTGCGCCTGCTTGAGGATTTTGTCCGACAAGTTGTAGGATCTTAGGATCTTGCATAGCCGTCATGTGCACTTCAATATGCGCTTTATGATCCTGATAAATAAATGCTTTAACAGGTTTGCCATTAATGATATTCATATTTTCTGACACAGGATCTTTTGGGGTTTGGTCATCAGATGATGGAATAAGCTTGTTAATATTCTTAACTCCAAGCACTTCTAACATTTGTTTATTAAGTTCTACTTGGTCATAGATTTGTGGATTAGCTTGTGCCATTTGCATCACAGCTTGATACTGAACCACTTTCTGTGACATCGTTGCAGCATTAGGATCACTTACTGGAATAACATCTACGTTATCATAATCAGATTGTTTAGCACGTCTACTACCTACTTCAGGTTCATATGAATACTCTGTTGGAGTGTAGTCACGAATAATACCTTTAAGTAATTTAAACTCTTGTTTCATTGCATAGTAAATACGCGCTTGTACTGCACTCATTACTTTGAGAGTTCTTTCTAAGATAGCTAATGTAGTACCCACTGGGCTGTTAGCCGACATATCTGATACTTTCATATCAGCCGCTGATGCAAAACGTCGTCCTTCTTCAATGATTTGATTCATCAATTGGTTTAGAACTTGGCTTGGCTCTTTATAAGGAAGCGGTAAGATGTTGTCACGCACTGCGCCACTTGGCACATCTACGTCACGCCATTCACCTGGTGCAATTGGGGTATCGTCACCTTTGATTCGTAGACCACGAGACTTAAGACCGCCTGGTAAATTCGCTAGTGTACCCGCATCAACTAACTGACGAAGTATCATTGTGCCTGACTTAGCAAACGCACCGATTAAATGAATTAAACCAAAACAGTAAAAACCAAATCCTGGAATGTATCCGTAGTGAACGAAGTGTTGACGCTTAGCTTTTAATTTATCGTCTGGATTCCAATTACGACGAATTGCTAATATAGTACCTGTACCTTTTTCAATTGTTATTACGTAAGGTAATGCAATACCATCTTCACTATCACCATTTTCTAAATCAAGATTAACATGCATCTCTAAGATTTTATATCTGTCATCTTCTGTCGGATTAAATCCTAACTTCTCTGCAATCTTTTTCTCTGCTTCGTCAATATCTAAATATGGTTCACCTAAATCTACATCACGATAAAAACCTGCAACTTGTAATCTATGTAATTCATTTTTTGTTTTACGCATCACATGAGTAACACGTTCTGCTGTTTCTAAATTAGATGCGCCGTATGGAACTACAATATCTTCAGCAGGAACATACATCGATACTTGGCGTTCAATGTTAGGATCGTAATAAACTTTTTTAAATGAGTTACCAGATAAACCTAGTCCCCATAACATGCGTTCATGTTCAGGTCTATACTCAGGCATCATATCCGTGAGTTGATAATTCATATCATCTTTTACACGTTCAGCAGCGTCTTCTTTTTCTTTTGTTTGCTTGCCAATAATTACTGTTTTAACTGGGCCTGCGGCGGGGAATGTTTCCATCATAGTTTCAGCTTGGAACTTAACCAGCGCTTCTGTCATTAAGGGATGATATACATTACATGCGCCAGGCCACGGTTCTGTTCTGTCTTCTACTTTAAGACCTAATAACTCTAATCCGTCTACGTAAGTAGTTAACCAATCTTTTCTTGAATTAATATCGGCATCATATTCGCCCATTAAATCACCTGACAACTCAGTCAACTGACCTTCGTCCATATCGTCTGCTAAGTTTGCATTGAATTCATCACCAGCAACATCTTTACCTGGAACGATTGTAATTTCCATGCTTCCGTCATCAAGTGTTACACTTTCTGGGTTTTCAATTTCGATAGAAAGGTCTGGTTGACCCATCGCTAATTCTTCTAGGCCTTGAGGTGCTTGTGCTAAACTTTTATCTATGTCTGCCATAATTTAATCCTTAAATTGCGTATAATCTGTTTCGAGAACTTCTAAATCCTGGTATATCTTCAGGCTCATCACTTGGTAATCTAATAAACCCACCTTGTCTGAACCGCATCAATGCTAGTGTTGTGCTATCCACCAAGTCATCATTAGCACCACTAGGAAAATCATTACACTCTTCAATAACTTCTTTAGCCCATCGTCTATCAGGCGCCCATACTATACCACTTCTAAACAAATCTGAAATTGCGTTGACTCGACTAATCTTATCTTGTCCTTTACCAGGTGTAAATTCACCAATAGGCAAACCCATCCTACGCATTTCTTGATAAAGTGCGGCACCGTTAGATTTCTTTTCGACCATGAATGCATCTGGCTCCCAGTCCTTGTACTCACGGAGTACCATCTCTTTGAGTTCTGGAAACTCAAGTCGTTCTTTGATTGAATTTAATAGTATTATATTATAGTTATTGGTTTCTTCGTTAAAAAAGACGCCCCAAGTGGTGAGCGCATTGTAGTCCGCTCTATTATTCGCCTCCTGGGCAGCATCTAAACTCATAATAGTGAACTCACACTGAGGAGGATCTTCTTCTTCCCATATCTTCCACCATTCTCTTTTAATTAAAGCACCTTCTTCTGATACTGGATTTTGTAAATACTGTGAGTTCCAATACCTAACATCTAACGCAGCTTTCTTAGCTAATAGCTCTTTTAAAGGCCAAAACTCAGGCCATAGTGAAGCTTCATTACCGTCCTTGTCTTCAATAATAGCAGGAAATTCAACCACTTCCCACTCATCTACACCTTCTTGTTTGATCATTTGATTCACGATTTGGCCTGTCAAATCAAGCTTAGACCACCGTGTCATCACTACAATAATCGCACCACCCGGCATAAGACGTTGTAATGGACCAGACTGAAACCACTCCCAAGCAGGCAGAAAAACATCCGATCTACCCAACTTGGCGTCTTGCTCGGAGTGTGGATCATCAATGATAAACAAATCAGCCCCGCGACCAGCGAGGGCACCACCAACACCAATTGCAAAATATTCCCCATTAAAATTTGTCCCCCATCGTGATGCCGACTTTGAGTCAGCTTGTAGTTCTACCTGTGGGAAGATATCTTTGTAAGCATCACTACCCACCAAATTTCTAACCCGACGACCAAAATTAACAGCAAGGTCAGCCGTATGCGACGCCATAATAACTTTCTTATGAGGGTATTTCCCAAGGAACCAGGCTGGAGCAAGATAAGAGATAAGCTCACTTTTCCCGTGCCTCGGAGCAATATTAACAATAACTCGTTTCTTCTCACCTTTCGCAATTGCTTCAAATATGTTAGCAAGTTTCTGATGATGCGCTCCTATCATGTACCCTGGGTATACATGTTGTATAAAATCTAAAAATGTTTCTTTGCCCGACTTCTCGACAACCTTACCTTTATACACTTTAAGAAGTTTTTGAAGTCTAATTTTTTGCTCTTCGTCCGCGTTGGGAAAAAGGGCTTCTAGCTCTTCAATTTCTTTTTTAGTAATCGTGTATTTTGGTTTCGCTTGAGTCATTTTGTGTGATAGCTATACCATCCAGTAATAATATATTTATCCTCTGTTGGCGATGCTATTCCTCTATGTGTATATGTCCAATCTGCTGGCCAAATAAGTGTTAAACCTTTTCTCGGTTTTACTTTTAACTCTTGGTGATAGAACTCTGTTTCACCTTGATCCTCTACATCATTTAAATATGTCATAAAAACTAAATGTCTTATATTATTATTTATCTTGAATCCTCCCCGCTCCGTGTGCCATCCATAGTAAGCTTGTTTAGGTTTATAATGTTGAATATTAATAGATTCTATAATTGACCACGGGGCATAGGCATTACACTTCGGATACTTTTTTATATATTCTTCACATACGTCCTGCAAATAATCTAAATATTTATTTATTATTGGGTTTTTACAAGCCTGTTCAATTGACATCGATATATCTGTAGAATCTTTTATTTCTTTAACAACCCCACTACTAACTCGGCCCGGATGTTTATTTTTACTTATTTTAAAATATTCTATAACATCATCACATAGAGATATATCTTTTATATACAATTGGAAAATAAAGTTTTCACTCATCTGTTTTATCTTCTATAATTTCTGCATCTATGGTTTCAGATTTTGCTTTTATCAATGCTTTTTGTTTTAGTTCGCTTAACATGGCTAGAAGCTCGGTCTCAACTTCTTCCATCGTCTCGTGTTTGTGTGTGATTTCTGTCTTCTTCTTAAATGCATCTACACCGTCTATCTCGCCTATACTTCGTAGGGCTGCAATCTTTTCTTTTGCATTGTCGGTTGACTCAACTACTTTAACGAGGTTATTTAAAACGTATAATTTGTAGTCAGCGAGTTGCTTTGTAAGCATGCAGTTTGTTTGTGCGACCATGCCTGCCAACACGGCCATCGTTTCATTAGGATAAATACCAAATTCAGGTTTTAAGTCTGGGTTCTGCATCATTTCTTTCGCAAGTTCTTCTGCGTCTTCTACATCGCTATAACCGGGTTCTATATTTTCATTCTTAATGTCCGCAATTTCCTTGATTGTCTTAGCCCGCATGTTTAATTCGTCAGCCACACTCATGTCAGGCATAGCATCTTTAGAATCTTTAGGCAAGGGCACATCGTCTTCGATGTTAGGTACGATAATAACGTGGGAACTACCGCTATCTTGTTGATTTTTATCAGTATTTGGCATTTGCATGTGTCGCTGATACACCTTTTGGAAATTATTTGCAGCTAATTTTTTTATTTTAACCTAGTTTCATCTTATTTGCATAGTCTTTTGGTAGAATAACTATATGAAAACCACGTTAACTAAGAAGAATCTAGAAATTCTGTACAACATGGCGTGTCAAATGGCACCTTTCAACTCCCTTCCTATGCCCAAATCTTCTAAAGTTAAGTTTAAAGTCATTAAAAACCCCAATATATACGGTTGCTTTGATGAACATGAGATGGAAATTCAAATAAGTTCTAACGCTTGTGGGCATTTCACTACTATTTTTCAAACCCTCCTCCATGAGATGGTCCATTTAGCTCTTTACGTTCGGGGCGATGAAGACTTCCATGAACATGGTCCTAAATTCCTTCGTATTAAAAACGTCTACTCCGAGTTATACAACTTCGATCCCAAGGCTATCTAGCCTAACCCCCTGATTTTTAAGAATTTTTTGTAGAAATTTTTTTTGATGACCCTGTTTATTTGATAGGGGGTGGTTTCCCATATTTGACTTTTTGTAGGATCGTTCGTGCAAGTTTAAGTATAAGAAAGAAAAAAGAATTATTACCTAGTTTTTGGGGGGTCGGGGCTGGGTAGGGTCCGGCCGGATAGGGTTTATCAGGTTACCAGGTTCGAGGCCCGATAAAATAATTAAATAAATAGTAAAATAATAGTTGACAAATAAAATATTAATATGTATCCTTGATCCTGCAGTATTTAATTAATTCTAAAAAGGGTCATCAATATGAATAATCATTCAATAGCACAATCGATAACCGATAACGTTATCAAGGCACTCGAAGCAGGCACAGCACCATGGGTTAAACCCTGGAATAGTAACGGCATCGATGCACCATTCAATCCAATATCTAAAAGATATTACAACGGCATCAACTTCATTCAGCTATCAATGATGCCTGGATCGACTCACAACTGGGTTACATATAAGCAAGCGCAGAGCGTTGGAGCTCAGGTGCGCAAGGGCTCCAAAGGAGTGCCAGTGATCTACTTCAGCCCGCTTGAAGTGCAGGATCGAGTTACCAATGAAGTAAAAAAGATCCCGATGCTTAAGACTTACACTGTATTTAATGCGGATCAAGTCGACGGCCTTGAGTTACCTGCACCGGCTGAGCGCACCATGAATGAATCAATTGCATCATGCGAGGCATTCATTAAAGCTCAGAGAGCTATCATCAAGCATGGAGGCAACCGCGCATTTTATGTACCTTCAGCTGACTATATTCAGTTACCGGAGCTCGATCAATTCAAATCAAGTGCAGATTATTATGCGACTTCATTGCATGAGCTATCTCACTGGACTGGACACGAGTCTCGTTTGAATCGTGATTTTAGCGGTCGATTTGGTAACGAGGCTTATGCCTTCGAGGAGCTAGTCGCAGAGCTCGGATCAGCAATGCTATGCGCTCACAATAAGATCGATGGCCAGTTACAGCATGCATCATATATAGCTAGCTGGCTCAAGGTGCTTAACGATGATCCTAAAAATATACTCAAGGCTTCAGCACTAGCACAAAAGATCCTGGACTATACAACTAAATCAACTAACGAGGAGGCAGCGGAGGCTTAGGCCTCCCTGGAGTTTACTATGACTATTCAATCTTTTACAACGCCGCACAGCATCGAGATGTATCGTATGACAGTTATCAGATCAGCATTAAAGCTTTATATTAAAACCGGTATGAAAGTAAATAGAATGTATACGCCTGGCAATATGATCCAGGCGGTTGCTGATAAAACCGGTAAGCAATATAAGAAAAGTAAACAAGGTTATGCTGAGGCATTCAATGATCTAGAACAGTGGCTCATGATGCATCGAACAGTTAACGAGGAGTTACCACTATGATCTATGAACAATATTTTGACGATAGAAAACCAAGTGAGAATCAAGTTATCAACGCTATCAAGAGAGGCCTGTCAAAGGGCTTCTCTCAGTTTGAAATATCCTGGGGAGAAAACTGGGTAACCCTGGAGAAGGGTCGAGCTGGGCCAAACACCTGGAGCGGCCACGGCTGGATCAAGAACATATCCGGTTCGGACTTGGCTGACCAGTTTAACAAGGAGGCCATATGATCTATTATGCTATCACTAGCAATTACGTATGGGACTTAGGCGTCCAGTTATCACCAGGTAATGCAGAACATTATGCTATCAATCAGTTCAATATCCACCAAGCTAGAGACGGTTATCTCATAGTCAATCGAGCCGGCCTAAAAGAGATCGTTCGATCGGGTTTAAAAAGGTTAGAAGCAGAGGGAGCTTAGGCTCCCTTTTTTATGGGGTAGAGAACTGGTCTCAAAGCTAATCGCTCAGTCCAATTTTATTATGCGTGGCTTTCCCGCGTGGTCATGACTTTATTTATAACTTGACAAATAAAATAGAATCGTGTATTTTAACTAAGTAACTTTACTAATGAGAGGATATTATGCACACCATGCCAATTAAGTTTTTTATAAAAGACGCGGTCAACATCGCGGGATCATGTACCAAAACTAAAAAAATGCCTAGCCTATCTTATTCACTACCCGCTAAAGAATGCATAACGGGATCTAAACTTGTGAATGTCAAGGGTTCAGTATGTGAAGGATGTTATGCATTAAAAGGTAATTATCACAGGTTCAAAAGCAACATAGAACCCGCTCAATATAAAAGGCTTGAATCAATAACAAAACCTGACTGGGTAAAAGCTATGGTTAAGTTAATAGGTAATAAACCCTATTTCCGATGGCATGATTCAGGTGACCTTCAATCAGTTGATCATCTTTACAAAATAGCTACCGTAGCAAGACAAACCCCTAAAACTTTACACTGGCTACCTACCCGCGAATATGACATTGTAAAGAATTTTGTCAAGAACCATGAAGTGCCTAGTAACCTAGTCATAAGAATGTCAACGATGATGATCGACCAACCCGCCAAGTTGCCTAAATCATTACAAGGGTTCGCAAACATTCTAACCTCAACCGTGCATAGTCAAAAAGAACTCACTGGGTTTAAATGTGTAGCACCTAGTCAAGAGGGTAAATGTGGTTCATGCCGTTCATGCTGGGATAATAAAGTTGACAATGTAAGCTACCATGTTCACTAAGTTTTTAAACCTGATACAACCTAGCCCGCCTATGCGGGCTTTTTTATTTTCTATGCCTGACTATTTTACTCAAGTATTTTACATTGTAGGGACTATGTCCTGACAAGGAGGGAGAACTGGTTTCAAAGCTAATCGCTCACTTGGTTAACGCTGTTCTGACCATGTTCTTAAAAATGTTCTTAATGGGGGTCTTGTAAGTGCTTGATTATAAACATTGTTCTGATGTTCTGACTTTGAAAACAGGGGGGGTCTCGGTGGTCACGAAGTTAGGAATCAAGAGACCATGTTATGCAGTGAGCAACATCGTCGACCTTGCCAATCACTCGTTTTTACACCTCAGAACATAAGAACATGCCTAAAAAATAAACAGATGTAAAGAATAATAATAATAATATAATATAATAAAAACAATAACTTACAGAGCTTTTTACTTCGTCCAACATAGTCGTTCCCGTTCTATTAGTAAACTTAACCAAAATCAGAACTAAGAACAAAGAAAACGAGGTCAAACTTGGCAAATAACAAGGTAAACAACACACGAAAAAGGAGGCAGAATCACAAACAAAATACGGACAGAGACCAAACTTATTCGCCAAGCGACCCTAACTAAAATAAATCCACCAAGCAAGAACCATGCCAAGTTAGTAAAGTAAGACAAAAAAATACAAAAACAGGCAAAAATAAATATGAAGAAATAGTAAACAAAGACTTTACAAACATAAAAAAGGCGAGTATCGTTTTCTACATGGCAACGAACAAAGCAATACCGAAAGCCATACTAAATTAGTCAACATTAACGAGGAGAAACAAAATGACAAAGAAAATTACAGCGGAACAATTACAAGACTTATTACCAAGTTGGACATGCGACTGGGATTACTCTGAATCAGAACAAGCTGAAAAAGCATTTGGTTTAGTATGGGACGAAGATAAATTCAAAAATGACCCTGTTTACAAGGCTCAATACGAAACTATATGGAAAGCTTATCCAGTAAGAAATGTGATTGGCAAACCCATAAGCTTTATTAGAGAGGGCAAACTATTCCTTTCAAACGAGGAACAACATAATCAGAACATGGGAGTGTTCGATTCATACAACGAGTTAAAAAGACCTGACGAGATCGCACCTGAACTACTCGCATGGGCAGAGAAACTAGGCACATACTTTGAGGCAGAGAACATGGCTTGTATCGTAATAAACCCTGAAGATGTAGACCCCATCAAATTTAGAAAACTAGCAAAGGAGGCAAAGTAATCATGGAAACAAAATATATCAGACCATACAAGTGGTCTTCATGGGACACCGAGTTGTTTAGTAGAGACGGCAAAAAAGTTTATGTATTTAGTGAACAGAAGTGGGCAGAGATTGGCATTACTGACGATTATAGTTTAGTGCCATTGGAATATCACCACGCATTTACAGGAATAGACCCTCGTCAATTTATGATGAACGCAGATAAAGAAGATGACATTGTGTTTGTCATTGATGGCGATAGTTATACTGACTCGGCAGAAGATAGCCATGAGAGTGTGGAATTTTTTGATGATAAAGAATTAGAAACCGAGTATGACCAAGTGTGTGAAGAGATGACTAAAGAAGACGACTTTACACCGATGGCACACAATGTATTAGAACGCATGGGGTTTAGTGCATACGAGGGTTATCACATCGTGAAGTTTAATCAAAGAGAATTGGGGAAATAATATGAAAAAGTTTAAAGTATTAGTAAGGGAAGAAGTTAAAGATTGGGTATTAAAAGAGTATCACATCGATGCAGAGTCAGAAGAGGCTTTAACAGAAAACTTTGATACCCAAAACTTTTGGGAGAATGCGACCTATGTGGATACATTAGATAGAGATTATAACGATGAGACCACAGGGTTTGTTGAGTTAGATGAGGTAGAAGAAATCAAGGAGGCAATAGCATGAACTACACCATAAGCCCAATCATATACAAACTCTTTTTAAGACTAACACCGCAACAACGAGCAGACTTTATAAAAGACTTAATGAAAATAAAGGAGGAAGTCAGATGAAAAATAAATATATAGACTTCTACGAATTTAAAGACCTTGACGATAAAGCAAAAAGCAATGTTATTTATTGGCTAGATAGAAGCCCTCAAGAATATGAAAAAGAAGACGGCTCTTTCGGATATAACTATTATTGTGATCTATCAAAAGATGAACATTACATTATTGAAGAGATGTGCGAAATAAATGGCTATTTATTTGATTATCGAGGTGAACCAATACATCACTTATTAAAAGAGGAAACAACATGAACTTATTTAACGAGATAGACCGAGTCACACGAGAGATATACACCGAACACAAAGACAATCATAAAGTATTGCCACTAGGTAATTACTCGGTATGGGTCGGGGGTTGCGAGGAACATACACACCTAACCTATCAACACGCAGTCGCAATCAAGAACGAATACCTAGAAGACGGATATGACGATGTTGAGATTGATACTTACGAGGAGGATAAATAATGGGAATGTGGGCGAGACTACCTTTACGCGAAGTTTATTGGATATTTATGGTTAAAGAATCCAATGGGTTTTATCGTATGAGTGCTAATTGGTGTAAGAAAGAAGCTGAAACATGGGGTATTTATGGTCAAGATAATTTTGACCGAGCCACAAATAATTTAATTGCATCAATTAAACAAGAAAACAAAGCACACGCAAAAACATATTATTAATAACAAAGGAGAACAACATGGATAACAAATTAGATTTTGATGAAGTATGTGACCTAGCCAGTAAAATTTATTGGGAGGTAGTAAATAAGTTTGACGCAGAAGACAAGTGTGTTATGGACGACCCCGATAACAAAGGAGGAACACGCAACACAGAGTTTGGACAAGAACTATATTACTTGATTGAAGACACGATCAAAGAATCGATTAACTACAAGGAGGACGATGATGAGTAGATTATACGGCGAGGAGTATGCAAAGGTAGTATGGAGGGCAGAAGATGTTCAAGCATTAAAAAAAGATTGGTCACTCCCAAGATGTGAAGAGTGGTTAGAAGGTAATGAAAGACATATATCCGACAGACTTATAGAGTTAGGTTGGGAAGTCATGGATACTTTATTACAAATGGAGGACGATGATGAGTGATATAAAAAGAATAGTGTCGTGGAAGTTAGTGATGGATATTGAATGGGAAGATGGTAAAAAAGAAGAGATAGATTTCCCCGAACACCTAGCACAATATGTAGATGACTACTTAACAGAGGTAGAAAAAGAACGAGCAGAGGAGGAAGACTAAATGCAATTTTTAAAAGAAGAGGACATAGATGAGTTTGCAAAATGTATGGGTGTAAATGTAGGGCAGTATTTTTTTGGACACCATGATTTTGGGGTAGATAAGGCGGAAGTAGAGGAGTATGAAACAGAGGCAGATGAGGTAGATGATGGCGATGAATCATTACTTACTTCTATCACAATAGAGTTTGCCGTGACTCGTAATGATTACGATGAAGATGGGTGGCTTCGAGTTTCAAGAGGTTGCACTAGAACTTTTTATGAAGAAGACTTTGAAAGATTTTATGAGGAGGACAATGATGAGTAAAGCTAATCAGATATTTAAGAATGTAATAGAGGCAATGCAAGAGGCTGACGAGATCGAGGGAGTAGAAGACCCACAAGAATATTTAAATCTCATGGAGGCAATACGATACGAGGTAGTTAAACGATACAACAATTGTGCTGACCACATAGCATGGACGGCAGAAAGATTTGAACCCGCAAAGGAGGAAGTATGATGAGTGACATCTATATAAACGAGGCGACAGGAAAAAAGATTAAGGTTTATCAAGAGACATGGGTTCATGTATGGGACGATGCCGATGACAATTTAAACTTTTGGGATACGGCAAAAGGTGTCGCTGATTGGTGCATGGAAAGTGTAGAAGATGACTACACAGAATCAGGGGAACATGAGAAGTGTGAGTATTGTGGGGGTAATTGTTTCCACGAAGACGCTGAAGAGATTTGTGATGAATACGATGAAGACTCAATGGGATATTACTACGACTATAAAAAATATAAAAAATGCAAGGAAGCATACGACGATGAGGATTGGCTAGAAGTAATTGATGCGTCTGATTGTAGGTATTGTAATTATGATACAGAAGAAAGATGGGTAGTAGAGGAGGTGAATGATGAAGCCAAAGTTTAGAGCAGGTATCGAT